GTATCTCAATCCCGCGGGCGTCGGTGTCGACGCTGGTGGAAACGGACTCTCCGTGGTTCAGGAGCTGACCGCTCTCAATAAATACAAGGAACTGAATCTCGCGCCCCGTCTGCGCGGCTACAACTTCGGGAGCGCCATCGTCATCGGCGAGAACGACGGGCAGGAAATCAAAAAACGGTGCAAGGAATACATGACGAGCGTGATCAACAAGGGGTTCCAGTCGCGCCAGATCATACTCCCGGCGTCCGACGTGGAAATCGAAAGCCAGTTCACGACGCACACGTATTCCCTGAAGACGGGCAACATCATCTATTCGAAAGGCAACGACCATATCGTGGACGCAGTCCGGTGCGCCGTGATGATTCGGGAACAGGGACGCCTGGATGAACTTGGCGGCATATCGGAACTCCCGCTGCCCGTGATGACGAACCCGATATTCAATTGAAAGGCGACCGCATGACCGATCAGGAACTCATAAAAGAAAAAATGGAGAGCGTCACGGACCTCCTGCTTCGCAAGAACCGCGACTACGGCAGCAGCTTCCGCAAGCCGGGCATTCTGTCCGGCGCGCTCGATTCAAAATCAAAACTGCTCGTCCGTATCGATGACAAGCTCGAGCGGTTCGGCAATCTGCTCGACAAAGGAACAAACGGCGACGTGCCGAATGAAAGTATGTCCGACACAGTGACCGACCTTGTGGGTTACTTCGTTCTTCTGGGAATCCTTCTCGACGAGGAAAGACAGTCCGGGCGGCCTATGAGCGTGGTTGAGGCGCGAAGCAGACGCGAAGACACACAAACCGGAGCATCCGATTGAAAAAGAAAAACGGCAACAACAGGCGCGGCCCGCGCAATCACGCCTCGGGTCTGACGTTAATCACCCCCAACATGGCGACCGCCGCTGAAATGAGCGCCTCAACCTTCAGCGCACAGGCCGTGAACGACGCTATCCCGAAAACGTGGGAAGAGCGCGCCACGAAGGCATGGCAATTTTACGTCGAGGAACCCATCGTTCAGAACGCGATCAACTCATGGCGCACGTTCGCCATCGGCGATGAAATCCAGTTCAATTGCGACGACGAGGAAGTGAAATGGGAAGCCCGCGAATTCGCCGACCGAGTCCAGTTGAACAGACTCGTTAAGGACAGCGTTCTCCAGTGTCTGGTCAAAGGCGAAACCGTCTGCTTCAAACGCCCGACGCAGGATGGCAAGGACATCGAGGAAGTCGTCTGCGTCAATCCTATCAGCGTGAAGGTCAAATACGAGAACGGCAAACTCGTGGAGGCGAAGCAGTCGCCCGAGACTCAGGGCAGCGGCGAGCCGATTGACCTGCCGCTCGAACAGACGCTTCACATTAAATGGAACGCGCCGTCCTATTCGCCGCGCGGAAATTCGATGGTCGTGACGGCGTTCGAGTCCATCGAGCTTCTGAGGGATTACCGGAGCGCGGAACGCGCCGTTGCCAAGCGGTGGACCACTCCGCTCCGGTTCATACAGGTGGGCGGGCAGTTCGGACAGAAGACCATCGTGCCGGACCAGAGAACGCTGAACACCGTGCGCGACATGCTGAACCGCATGGATATGAAAGCCGGACTGGTCGTGCCGTTCTATGTGAAGGCCGAGACTTACGGCACCGAGGGACAGGTGCTGGATACCGAAAAGAAAATCAAGGAAATCAAAGAGGACATCATCATCGCCCTCGGTCTTGCGAAGTCACTTATCACAGGGGACGGCCCGAACTTTGCAACCGCCTCCATCGGCATGCAGAAGATGGTTGTCATGCTCAAGGAAATCAAACAGGTTGCGCGGGATATTCTGGACTGGATATTTGCCGACTGGCAGAAGATGAAGGGGTACGAGGAGAAAAGCATCAACTACATTTTCAACGACCTTGATCTGACGAACGAGGTGGATTTGAAAAAGCTCTACATCGAACTCTTTGACCGCAAACTCATATCGAAAAACAGCCTGCAGATAAAGATGGACCTCAATCCCGAAGTCGAGGCCTCGCACACGGAAAAGGAGTCCCAACAGGCCATCTCGGTCACCGACCCGAAGCTCATCATCGATATGGTGAACGCCGGAATCATGGCTGTGGGCGTCGCGCAGGAAAAACTGGGGCTGGACAAGGAAAAGAACAAACCGGCGACCGCCGACTGGAACCACAGGCCGCCCATGGCCACCGGCGCGGTGGAGTTCGACACGATCTGCGACGAATGTGAGTTTTTCGACGATGAAAACAACTGGTGCGACGCGAACAACCGGGACACCCGGTTCGATTCCCGCGCCTGCACTTCGTTTGAAAGAAAACGCGCGAAGGAAGGCTGCGGATGCAAGCGGTAGCCGTTGAAAAAACACTTCACGACCGAATCGTCGAGGCGACTCTCGTGTCCCTGCATGAGCGCGACCTTTACACCGAGCAGACGGTCGCCCGCGTCCTGGACTCGCTTCAGCGCGCGGAAAAGGACGTCAAGGCGAGCCTTCTCTATTACGCCAACCTTGGTTCTCTGCCCGAGGGCAAGGCGATCAATCAGGCGTCGCTCAGAAAGCTCCAGCAGCAGATCAGGGATCACATCCGAACCGTCCGGGACGAGCACTCGCTTATCATGAAAACGGCAATCAAAGAGAGTTATCGCTCGGGCATACACAGCGGAATCGGAGATCTCGTCCGGGCGCAGATGCCGTTTTACCGCGATCTCACACCGGACGGCATCAAACAAACCGGCAGCAACATCTTCACGCTGATTGATAAAGACGCGCTGGATTTCATGGCGAACTACAACGTGCAGCTCGCCGGGGACGTTTCCCGCGAGTTGACTGACGGGATCAACCGCGCGATACAGACTGGCATCGCCTCCGGCCACAGTGTCCCGGAAATAGCGAAAGACATCGGGCGCGTGGTCAAAGACCCCGAGGAATTCCGCAAGGCCGGAAAAACCGTTTTTAAGACGGCGCAGTACCGGATGGAGATGATCGCCCGGACGGAAACGCTCCGCGCACACAATCAGGGGCGCATGAAGTTTTACAACACGGTCGGGGTGACGAAAGTCGAATGGATGGCCGTGGGCGACGAGCGCGAGTGTCCCGTGTGCCGGGAACTGGACGGAAAGATATTCCCGATTGACAAGGTTCCGAATATCCCGGCGCACCCTCACTGCAGGTGCCAGATTCTGAATGCCTGGCCGTCCGAGATATGCGGGGCGAAAAATCTCGGCGTCGTGGCCGCGCCGGTGGAAGCCGCCTGCATCCTGCCTCCGCAGACCATCGAGGACATGGCGAAGGAAAAACAGTCCGAGGCGATTAAGATCGGACAGTTCATTTCAAAGGGCGAATGGGACAAGCTCACAATCAAACAACTTCAGGATCAAGCCAAGGCGAACGGCATCTCAATCGCCCGAACCAAGACTGACTTCCTCGATATCCTCAAAAAGAAAACGGGAACCGACTTCTCGCACCTGTCGGGAAAAGACCTGCAGGCGCTCATAAAGGAACACAAAATAGCGGCTCTGCGCAGCAAGGACGATCTTATCGATCTGCTGAAAGCAAAGGCAAAACAGGAGCAAGCGCCGGATTTCGCTTCCATGCCGGTGTCGAAACTCAAAGAGCTGGCGCAGGAAAAAGGCATTTCCCTCAATCTCACAAAACAGGAAGTGATCGACATTCTCGATGTGCTGGAATCCGGTGTGGACCACAGCGGGCTTTCCGGGCAGGCGCTTATCGAGGCGAAAAAGAAATTTAATCTTCCGATTCTCAAAACAAAGGAACACCTTGTAAAAGCATTGGAGAAAAACTTCAAGGAAGAGATCGGAAAGAAAGTCACCAAGGAAGCCGTTGTTCAGGTCGCCGAGGAAACAATCAAAAAGGAAAAAGATCAGATCGTCTCCCTGCTGGATGCTGTCAAGGTTTCCACGGACCCGAAAGACTACAAAACAGTTCTTTCCGCGATAAAAGACGCCGAATCCTATCTCGGTAAAGGCGGCTTCTCCGTCGACGACGCCTACCTGAAAGAGAAAGCGTCTGAAATTGCAAAAAAGAAAGCCGAGTTCAAGGCAAAGATTCAGGCGATGAATTCAAAGGAATTGAAAGACCTCGCCAAGCAGACCAAGGTCACACACTGGCAGTGGGGATCGAAAGACGATTTCATCGCGCTTTTCACCGAGACGGACGACGCGGCGATTCAGGCCGCGAAGAGCAGCATCGAAACCAAGTGGGCAAAGTGGGCCGAGAAATATGGAAAGAAGCCCGCTGCTGGAGTCCAGGCGCCGCAGCCAAAAGCGCCGCCGAAACACACGCCGCAGCTCGCCCCGGAGCCGGTCGCGCCGCCCGTCCTTCAAAAACCGCACGCGGACCTGTCCTCCGGTTTCGCAAAAGTCGATTTCGACTGGGACGCGCTGGACAAGGCAAAGGCTTTTAAATATTCGAAGGATGCAAAATCGCTAGGCGGCGCGCACGAGAAATACATTTATATTGACGAACACGGTGACGAGTGGCTTTTCAAACCAACGGATAAATTCATTGCGCACGGCGAGGAGATGGGCTACCGGATCGCCCGACTCATCGATGCCGACTCTGTCGAAGTACGCTATATCGAACTGAATGGTCGCTCCGGCTCCATCCAGCGGCTGGTTAAGAACGTCAAATCAGAGGCGTCGTTCCGAGACATCCCCATCGGGAAGCTATCACCGTCCGAGATCGAGGCCGTCCAGCGCGAACATATCCTCGACTGGCTCATCTCGAACCACGACGCGCACGCCAAACAGTTTGTCCGCGCCGCGGACGGCAGGGTCTTCGGGATCGACAAGGGACAGATGTTCAAGTTTCTCGGCAAGGACAAACTCGGCATTTCTTACCACCCGAATTCGATGGAGGCCGAGCCGATCTACAACACGCTGTTCCGGGCTTACCAGAACGGCGAGATTGACATCGACCTGCAGGCGGCGCTCAGAACCATTCAGCGCATCGAGAAAATCCCGGATTCCGAATACATGGAAATCATCCGGCCTTACGTCGAGGGTCGTTTCGGCGCGAAAGCGAACGCGGTGAAAGACGAATTCTACCGGCTGGCGCTGGAGCGCAAGAACAACATCCGCCGTGACTTCGAGAAGTTTTATAACGACCTGCACAAAGCGCGATTCAAAGCAGAGTTCCGGTTTCAGGACGACGTCAAAACGATGCAAAAACTGTCCGAAGAGGACGCGGCGATCCTGCGCGACGCGCAGGCGATGAAGGGTCAGGGAAAAGCCATGCGCCTCGACGTGGACGACATCGAGGATCAGAACGCGCTCGTTTTCACACAAAAAAACATGCAGGGCAAAGAGGAAACGGTCGTCCAGTTCAAACTGCGTCCCGATTCGGAAAAGAAACTCCTCGACGCGCTCGGCGAAAAAGGCAGCGCCATGAAAGGTCTCGCCACTGGAGACACGCTGCCCGAAGACACCTTCTACAACAAAATCCTGTCCGGCGCGAAGACCGTCAATCACCACGTCGACAGCGGTGATTTCAAATACAACAAGGAAACACTGGATGAAATAAAAAAGATACTGCCTGAGCTTGAGAAACTGGCGAAATCAGGCAAGACGGCATCCATCAGAGACATGGCCGAGGAATACAGAAAGGCATGCGAAGCCGTTCTGGATGCCGCAAAAAACAACAAAAAGTTCCCCGGCAAGATCGAGCAGTACACGGCAAAAAAACATCTCATCGCACAAGAGGCGAAGCCGGAACCGAAAAAAGCAGGCTTCCGTTTCCAGAAAACGAATATCAAACTGGATCAGCGCCAGTGCCGCAACGGTGAAATCCACGTCGTCAAATCCGATGCGGATTTGAATGTGATCTTCGGACGTAGTTCCGGCTTCAGCCGGGGCGTGCAGTACCGCATCGAACTCGACGACGGCGTGGTCATGGACTACCGCCCGTGGGATTCCGCGAACCCTTACGCGGTTCAGGGACAGGTGGAAATCCGCGTTACCGGCAAAGTCGCGGACCCGGAGCGGTTCGAGGCCATTCTCGACCGGCTCGACCAACTCGGAATCAACTCGGTTCCCGCGAGCGCCGAGGACGCCGAGATCATGTACCTTCAGAAACAGGCATACCTTCTGAAGAAAGACACATCCGCCGCATGGAAAAAGATGTCGCGGACGCTGGACTCGTCGAACGCCACCAAGGCCGAGCGCATCCAGGCAATGCGGAAGTTCTGGTCGGATGAACTCGGTGTCGACGATGTGACGAACATACACGGCTACGACCCTGTTGGAAATTATGAACTCGGATTCAAAGACCCGACGCGGCGCGCCGGATACCGGCACCAGATGCGGTTCGATCTGACGGAAGAGACGCTGGAGCGTGAACTCAAGGGATACGGGCTTTATCACAACGTTACGGACAACGGCGACGTGGAAGACCTCGTGAAACTCGTGCTGGATAACAACGGCAACATGGTCTCGACGGTCGAGAAAATCCGCATCGGCGTGAAACCGGGGGGCATGTCCCCGGTAAGCGATATGGGCACTGGCGGCGCGTCTTACTTTTTCACCCGAGTACGCAAACTGCCGACCGGTGGCCGGGGCAGCACGGGACTCTATTTCAAAAAGCGTCTTCTGCGCCGGATGGACGCCATTACTTACGACCACGACGCGTTCGGCAAAGTTGTCGATGATTACGTCCGCCGCAGACGGCTCACAAGCATCCAGGACTACAAAAAACTGGCTTCCGGTGGCCGGAGCGACGAGACGATCTTTAAATACACAGTGTCGCTCGTTGATGAAATCGACGTCATCAAGACCGGCAACGCGGCGCAACGCGCGAAGGTCACCGAACTGTTCAAGAAGAAAGGCTTTTCAAAACTGCCGGATGGCCGGAAGATAGAGGAAGTGGTGCTCTGATGCAGCAGGAACTCGAAGCAGAGAAACAACGGATGCAAGAGAAGATCGACCGGATCATCGCCCCCGGTGCCGTGGTGGTTGTGGACATC